TTTTAGAAGGGCAAAAAAAGAACCTAAAAACTTTGCCGAAGGAGGCGACACAGTGAGACCAGAACCAAGACCAGAAGCAGAGGTAGATGTATCTCCTAGAGCAGAAGCAGGGGATCAGTTTTTTGTAGAACAAGCTGAAAGAAATAAACCATTTCCTAATGTTAAACCAAAGCCAAGACCTAATTTAGATAAAAATAAAGGTCGTACTTATGACATTTATTCTGTAGAAATTGATGGCAGAGAGACAAACGTTATTGAGTTTAAAGATGGTAAAAGAATATCTGCACCTCAAATTCAACAAATGTTTATGGAACATTCAAGTGCATCGGAAGCACGTCCAGGAAAACAAACTTCACGAGAAATATCAAATTTTCTTGAAAAAAATAATCCCACGTATGACGAGTTTGTTAAACATTTTACTGCAAAAAGATTAAACAAAGGTGGAGCCATGATGGAAGAACAAATGCAGATGGCCTTTATGGATGAAGGTGGATTAAAAGATGATGGTATGGAAAAAGATCCAGTATCAGGTAATGAAGTTCCGTCAGGTTCTATGGCTAAAGAAGTACGAGATGATATACCTGCACAGTTATCAGAAGGTGAATATGTAGTTCCTGCTGATGTTGTTCGTTACTATGGTGTAAAGTTTTTTGAAGATTTGCGAGAAAGAGCAAAAATGGGCTTGCAAGATATGGAAATGAATGGTAGAATAGGTGGTGAGCCAGTACCTGCAGGTGGTCCAGTAAATAACGAAGAGCTATCTCCAGAAGAAATGCAAGCTATACAAGAGATGATGGGTATGGCTCAAGGTGGTGCTGTAAACATGTACAAACAACAGCAAGAACTTTACACAGCTCCAAACCCTGCAATGGGTAATCCTATGCAAATGAACCAAGGTGGTCAAGTTAGTGGGTATGATCAAGCAGGAGCTGTAACTGCTAATCAACCTGCACCTGTTCCTGTACCCCCTGTTACTTCTGCTTCTGTTGAGCAAGATATGCTTCAAGCAGGTGCAGCAGCACAACAGAGTAATTTTGGTGGCTTTCCCCTTGGATCTACAATCTTTCCTTCAGAGGCAACTGGTAAAACAATTTTAGAAACAGTGGCAGAGCCAACACCTCAAACTATAACTCTTTATAGTCCTGATTACCTTACAGACAAACAAACTATTACCGTGACTCTTCCAGCACAAGATGCTTTATACCAAGAAAAAATTACAGCAGGTTGGACAACTGTACCACCTGTAGCAGTTCCTTCATCAGGAGGAGGAGGCGGTGGAGGTGGCGGTGAAGATCCGCCAAAAACAGATCCAAATGCTTGGGCAAAAGGACTTAGTGCAGGAAACTCTATGGAATGGGTAAAGGCAAACTTATCTGGTCAAAAAACAGGAGGTGGTTTTTTGAATAATATAAACCTAGCTCAAAACTATGCAAGATCAGCAGCTCTTGCTAATATTGCAGAAGCTCAAGGTAATACAGCATTAGCTAATCAAATACGTGGAGAAATGAAAACTGTTTATGATAATAGTCAATTTATAAGAATGATGCCTGGTGAGTGGATTGATGGAGATCAGATACAAGGTAAGCTAGGAGATACAATTGATTTATCTGGTAAGACTACAACTCCTGATCCTACATCTAGTTCTTCAATTCAAACTAAAAATGTAGACGAGTTAAGAGCAAAGGTAGAAAAACAGAAAAAATCAAAAGCAAGTTTAGCTAGGGCTAAAGCTGCTGCTATAGCTTCAGAAGCTAAAAGGACTGGAAAGACTATAGCAGAAGTTGGCAGAGAGTCTGGAACTTTACAAGACAAGATTGAAAAAGAAACAGAAGGGGGTGGATCATATGATTCATCTACTGAGGCTACAGGAGGTCAAGGTATCCTAGGTAAAGGATCTGGTCCAGGAGGTATGAACAAAGGTGGACTGATGCAAAGGAAAAAAAGAAAGGCAAATAAGTAACTATAAGGCTACTCAGCTACGGCTGACCCCAACAGAAAAGGAAAAAGAAAAATGCCTGAATTAGCAGAAGTAGAAACACAAAAAACAGCAGGATTTGTTGACAGAGGTTACAATCACGAAAAGAAACGTAGCCGAATGGAAGCTGAAGAAGAGGAGATCCGTAAACTTGAAGCTGAACAACGTGGAGAAGACGACGAAGAACAGCAACCAGAAAAAGAAGCTTCCAAAGAAAAAGAGGCCGATACAGAAGTTAAAGAAGAAACGTTATCTGCTGAAGAAAAATCGTTTAAAAAGCGTTACGGTGATCTAAGACGGCATATGCAAGATAAGGAAAAGGAATGGGACGAAAAGTTTCAAGCCTTTGAGAAACGATTAGAAAAAGAATCTATTGTACCACCTAAGTCTGATGAAGATATAGAACAGTGGTCAAAAGAATACCCAGACGTAGCAGGTATTGTAGAGACTATTGCTGCTAAAAAAGCTAAGGAGATGTTTAGTAAAGCTGAAGCTCGTATGCAAGAGTTTGACAAGATTCAAACAGAGGCTGAAAGAACTAAAGCTGAAAGTGTTATACGTAAATCTCATGAAGACTTTGATGACCTACGTGCGTCTGAAGAGTTTCATACTTGGGTTGAAGAACAGCCTAAGTGGGTACAAGATGCACTTTATGAAAACTCAGATGACCCTGCTTCTGTAGTTCGTGTTATAGATCTATACAAAGTAGACAAAGGTTTAACTAAGAGTGCAAAAAGAGCAAAAGCTAAAGATGCAGCTTCTACTGTAACTAAACGTAGTAAAACACAAGTAGATGTAGAAGATGCAAATGACGCAATTCGTGAGTCAGAAGTTGCAAAAATGTCCGATATGGAGTTTGAAGAACGATCTGACGAAATCAACAAAGCTATCCGTTCGGGTAAATTTGTTTACGATGTATCTGGCAAAGCTAGATAAAACTGTTGACAAATCAATTTTCAGCAGTATAACTATGGGTATATTGACAAAAGCCTCACTTTGACTACCTTTTGTCATACTCAAATTCATAAAAAGTCTAAACTAAGAAGAACTACCTGGACAAGTATAGGCCCAGTGGTATTTGGTAGCGCAACTCAATACTAACTGCACCCTAGAAAACGTACAGCCCCTTTTAGATGTTTAAGCTTAATTCAAGCCAAATATCAGGAGGATTTTATCATGGCTTTTACAACAGCAGGAGGATACGGTAACTTACCTAACGGTAACTTTTCCAGTATCATATACTCCAAAAAAGTACAACTTGCATTCCGCAAGAGTACAGTATGTGGTGACATCACCAATTCAGATTATTTTGGGGAGATAGCTGCCCAAGGTGATACGGTGAAAATCATCAAAGAACCTGAAATCTCAGTGAGCGCATATGCTAGGGGTACACAGGTTAATGCACAAGATCTTGACGATGAAGACTTTTCTCTAGTCGTTGATAAAGCTAACTACTATGCTTTTAAGATTGACGATATTGAGGAAGCTCATTCACATGTCAACTTTATGGATCTTGCTACCAATCGTGCAGCATACCGTTTAGCTGATCAGCATGACCAAGAAGTTCTTGGCTATCTGTCAGGTTACAAACAGTCTGCACTACACACCGATGCTGACACAGTTAATGACCAAACAAATGGTTCAAAAGCTGTATCAACAGCAGGTTCAGACGAGTTGTTATCTTCAATGAAACTTATCAAGTCTTCATTTGGTAACATCACAACGTCTTCTGCAGGAGATCACTCAATTCCTGTAGCAGCACGTTTACCAGGTGCAACTGCACTACCAACAGCAACTGTTTCTCCTGCGATGATTATATCACGCATGAAGCGTTTGTTAGATCAACAACAAGTTGATTCACAAGGTAGGTGGCTCGTAGTTGACCCAGTATTCATGGAAATCTTAGCCGATGAGGATTCTCGATTCTTAAACGCTGATTACGGTGAATCAGGTGCTCTACGCAATGGTCTAGTACTGAACAACATGCATGGCTTCAGACTCTATACTTCCTCAAACCTTCCTCACGTAGGTACAGGTTCAGGAACTGCAGGTTCTGCAAACCAGAACACTAACTTTGGTGTGATCGTTGCAGGTCATGACTCAGCAGTAGCAACTGCCGAGCAGATCAGTAAGACTGAAACATATCGTGATCCTGACAGCTTTGCTGACATCGTTCGTGGTATGCATCTATACGGCAGAAAGATTCTTCGTCCAGAAGCAATCGTAACTGCTAAATATAACGCAGCGTAAGGGGAGATTGAATTATGGCTTTAGGTGATAATACACTTCAGTCTGCTCGGGGAGCCAATGCTAACCCAGGTAGAAAACCCTACATGGTTCAAACTGTTTTGAATCTAGCAACTGCTTTGTCTGACAAAGGTTCTGCTCTTGCAGCATCTGATGTCGTTCCAGTAATTGCTGTCAAAAAAGGAACTATGATTCTTAATGCAGGTATGGAAGTTGATACAGCTTCTGACGGTTCTACATTAACTCTAGATCTAGGAACAGGGGCTGATGCCGATTGTTTTGTAGATGGATTTGATGGTACATCTGCAGCAGCAGTAGTTGCACAGAACCCTGCGGCATTCCAACCATTAATGGCTGTAGCTGATGACAACATCGACATGACAATTGCAACATTGTCTGGTGGTGCTGTTACTACAGGCAAGATCCGAATTTGGGCATGGATGATGGATTGCACAGATATAGGTAATGACGGTACTGCTAATGAAGTAGATCGTGATGCACTTGCATAACTAACTTAGGGGGCAGGGAAACTTGCCCCTTTAAGCTTATCTAAGGGATTTTTTCATGGCAACTTATATAACATTAGTAAATCAACTTCTTGTTCGTCTAAACGAAGTGACGTTAGACACTGCAGGGGATGGTTTTGCTACAGTACGTAATGTTCAAGCACTTGCTAAAGATGCTATTAATAACTCCATTAGAAATATAGTACAAACAGGACAAGAGTTTCCTTTTCTAAAAACAACTAATACACAGACACTAACAGCAGGTACTAGGCAGTATGCCTTTCCTGCTGATTTTGCTTCTGTAGATTGGGATACCTTTTATATAAAAAAACTAGGGTCTGCAGGTAATACACCTAGTTTTCTTCCTACAATATCTTTTGAAGAATATACTCAAAGATTTCGTGGGTTAGATGATGAAGGTGATTCTGGTTCTGGTATATCTGCACCACAACGTGTATATCAAACACTAGAAGCAAAGTTTGGTGTTACACCTGTACCAAACGATAGTTATGTAGTAGAATACGTATACTTTTCATTTCCATCAGATCTTACAGCTTTTGATGACACATCTGTTATTCCAGATAGATTTAATCACGTACTAATTGATGGAGCTATGATGTACATGATGCGATTTAGATCTAATGATCAAAGTGCTGCTATACACCAACAAAACTTTCAAGACGGTATAAAATCTATGAGACGAGTACTTATGGATGATCCACTTGATGTTAGATCAACAGTAATACAAAGAAACAAATCATTCAGTAACACTATTAGCAGTATTGTATAATGCCAGATAATTTAGCCTCTTTTAAAGCCTACTGTGAAGGTGGGCTAAATACAAACAGGGATGTGTTGTCGCAAGGTGAAAGACAACCTGGTTCTGCAATTAGGCTTACTAATTATGAACCTGCTGTTACTGGTGGCTACCGTAAAATAAACGGATTTAGCAATGATTATGGTACAGTTACAGGTACAGGAAATGTACTTGGTGTTTGTGTAATAAACGGTATAAATGATGGTATATTAGCTTGCCGTACCCCTTCCAGTGGTAATAACTATTTACATAAGTGGAATAATACCTCAAGTGCATGGGATGCTGTAAGTACCTCTGGCTCACCTACAATGTCAGGTGTAACTAAGGTTAGATTTACAAAATACAACTTTGGTAGCCCAAAGGTTATTCTTACAGACGGTATAAACCCTGCAGCTACATACGATGGCACTACATACACTCAGATTACTCATGCTGATGCTCCCACAGACCCTAAATTTTCTGCTGTATTTCAAAACCACATGTTTTTAGCAGGTGATCCTGCAGAAAATACAAACTTATACTTTAGTGCTCCATATGCAGAAACAGACTTTAGTGCAGCAAATGGATCTGGAGTAATAAACGTAGGTTTTTCTATAGTAGCTATAAAGACTTTTAGAGATGCTCTGTACATTTTTGGCACTAATAACATTCGTAAGCTTGTTGGTAATAATATTTCTAACTTTGTATTAGAAACTATTACAGATGACTTAGGATGTTTAGCTTCAGACAGTGTTTTAGAGATAGGTGGTGATCTACTTTTCTTATCTCAAGATGGTATCAGACCTGTTTCAGGTACAGATAAAATTGGAGATGTTAATTTAGAAACAGTGTCAAAAAATATTCAGTCTATATTTGCTGATGTTATTTTTGATGTTGATCTTGAAGGTTTAAATGCTGTAATAATTAGAAAGAAAACACAATTTAGATACTTTTTTGCAGCGGCAGATACTCAAGGAATTATAGGGGGTTTTAGACAAACTCCCAACGGTATAAGTTTAGAGTTTGGACAATTACTTGGAATACAGGCCACTTGTGCTGACAGTGGTTACATAGGTCAAAATGAATTTGTTCTTCATGGAGATACTACAGGTAAAGTATATAGACAAGAAAAAGGTAATAGTTTTGGTGGAAGTGAGATATTTAGTTCTTATCAAACACCTTATTACTATATGCAAGATCCTGAACAAAGAAAAATATTTTACAACGTAGCAACATACATGCGTTCTGAGGGTGATAACGAGTTATTTATGTCTGCTGTTTATGATTACGAAGATTCAAACATTTTAAGTCCTACAGATTTTACATTAACAAATGATAATGCAGCAGCATACTATAACGAGGCAGCTTTTGCAGCAGATGATGCAACAAGTGGGGCTGTTTTTGATGGTGATCCTTCACCAGTACGTAGGACAAATATTTCAGGTTCAGGAAAATCAGTATCTTTTAGATATGTAACTAATGATACAAAAGCATCACACAGTATACAAGGTCTAGTGATTACTTTTGGGGTAGGAGATAGGTTATAAAATGGCAGGTTATACAAGACAATCAAGCAGTAATATACAACCAGGTGAGATTGTAAAATCTGGTCCAGTAAACAATGAATTTAATGCGATAAGAGATGCTTTTAATAAAACATCTGGTCACAAACATGATGGTACAACTGCAGAAGGCGCATACATACCAGAGATTTCTGATACAGATAATTATAATAAAGTAGTTATAGATACAACAAATAATCGTATTGGATTTTTTAGTGAAGTATCTTCTGCTGCTGTAGAACAAGTAAGAATACAAGATGGTGCTATTGTTCCTGTAACAGATAACGACATTGACCTTGGTACATCTAGTTTAGAATTTAAAGATTTATTTATTGATGGCACAGCTACAATAGACACTCTTACTGTAGATGAAAGTGCTACTATTACTGCAAACCTAACAGTAAACGGAAACACTACTCTTGGTAATGCTGCCTCAGATACAGTTAC